TTTGCATTACACGTCGTTAAGAATAAAATAGCTGTAGTAGAATACAAACAATTATTATCAGTGTGATACGGAGTTTCTATTGTATCAACATCTCTTAAAACACAGTTTGCTCTTACCATAATAAGAGCTTCAACATCTAGACTTTCTATTATTGGTCCTATATGTAGGTTAAAAAATTCAGAAGTAGGTTTATGGTTACCATAATAAACATGAGTAAAAAGACCGTTGTTCATACTTTTTTTTAAATCTACGTCTATCTTAGTGTAGTACCATGGATGGTTTTCACCCTTTAAATCGTACGAAAGTTTTTCGTAAAATTGATTATTTAAAAAATTATCTATAACCTTATAGCTCATCAAGATTTCCACTTATTATTAATCTGTTATTATTTTTATTGGGTCTTACCTCATGGGGTATGTAGCCAGGAAATATAATTAATTTGCCAGGATTAAATTCACAAACAATGTTCTTGTTTACATCTACGGAAGGGTAACCAACATCATAAAAACATAAAGGTGATGAATCTTTATTACCTTCTATAAACCAAACAAAAGATTTACCTTTTGGATTGTGTGTGTGAACACTGTGATAACTATTCTTTAAATATTTTTGAACCCAGCAATGTTTTAAATTTAAATTAAGTTTTTTAAATACAACATTTAATTTATCTATGAGTAGATTGTATAGTTCTTTGTTGCTTCGATAAAAAGAAGTGAAATTCATTTCAGGTCTTATTATATCTTTAGTCAACTTTATACTTTTAATTATTTTTTTTGTTGTAGCATCTACTTCAACATAGTCTTCGACAATGGTATACATAAAAGAATGTTTACGCATTTTTTGCCATCATTTTTGGAACTGCTTGTATGTTAAAATGTATAAATCTAAATGAATCTTTACCATGATCTACAGTAAACTCATGTTCTAAGTACCCTGGAAATATTATTAATGTTCCCGGTTGTACTTTAAAATGTACTAGTTCACTACCGTGACTTAAGTCTTTTGATTTTGTAATTAACTTTGTAGCACGTGCCCCGGTTCTTGGTTCATGGAATACTGGCATTGATGTTTTGTCACTACACTTTAAAAAATAAAATCCTGATGCGTGTTGATTCCAATGGACGTGTGCACTGTGGTGACCACCTCCTTTTTTTGCAAACTCTTGTACCCACATTTCATGAAACATGGTTTGATAATGTGACATATCAAAACCTTGCCAATCTAAAAAATCAAAAGATTTCTGACCTACATAATTTCTAAAATCTAAAAAGTCATTATCTAATGTAAGATGTGTTGAATGATAACTTGTACAAAAATCACCGTATTTTTTTATGTAATCTTTATTTTTTTTTTTAGCTTCTTTAATATATTTATCAGACGCTTTGTTTAAAGATCTAACAAACTCTGGTTTATCCTCAACCCATATTGGTGTTTTAAAAAATTCATGTATGTCCATATTATTTAAATGGATATCCAAGGTTCCACATTACCAATGAATATCTTACTCCTTTCGTTACTGGTTTAACTCTATGCCACACAAATGAAGGAAATACAACAATAGATCCTTTAGGCAAAATTTCTTTTACTTGTTTCAAATGTTTTAATTCATCTCTCATATGAGGATCGTATTTTCTAAAATCAAATTCAAGTTCTCCACCATCATATTCTGATCCATCTGTAAGTTGACACGTCATTGAAAGTTTTCTTATTTTACCTTTAGTGGGTCCTTCTTTTTCGTATGGCCTATCCCAACTATCACAATGCCAGTCATAGTATTGATTAAGTTTATATTTTGTAAATTGACATTGTTCAGAAAAATCCCAATCAAAGTTCCACCCTGCGTTTTTATTAGCTGTGTCAATAAAAGGATGTAACTCTTTGTATACCCATGGATCGTCTAACCATGTTATATTAGAATTTCTTTTACGTTTTAAATCTGTAACTTCTTCATTAGATAGTTTTTTATCATCTCTATAGGCACCTGTTCTTGCCATGGATTCTGTTTTTGATAAACCGTGTTGAATTATATGATCACAAAGTCTTGGAGGTATAGCTGACTTAAAAGCCCAATAATAGTTTTGTAAATTCATTAGTATATAGGAATAAAACCTGAGTTTATATTCACCTCCCCATATTTATTATATGTTTGTTTAATACATTTTTCATCAACAACATCGAAAGCTATTGTAATTCTTTTGTCTTTAAATTTTTTTTTACATACTACTTTGTGATAATTTGCTGAAGGTCCTATGTAAACATTACCTATTTTATTTTTTATAGTATAGTTTTTAAATACTGTTTCAGTATTTTTAGGGTCAATTGAAATATAACCATGGAATAAAGAGTCACCATGATTGTGCCACGTTAATAACTGTTGTTCATCGTGAATGTTTAACCACGATTGTAGCCACAATGGTTTTTTAGTATTAGCATATTTTCTAATAATTTTAAAAACATCTTTAAACATTTTATAATATTTTACAGACCCTACTAACAAAGCCATAGAGTTGTACTGATTATATAAATTTGTAGTTGATTGTTTACCGTACTTATGTTCAAAACGTCTGTGAGCTAAATCTGCATATTTTTTAAAATGTGTTATATCTTTTTTTATGTAGGGTAAATTTACTAACATGTAATCTTTATCCGAGATATTCATAAGTTATAGTTTGTATAAAGTTTAATAATTTTTTTTGATTGTTTTCTATGTGGTAAAAATTGTTTGCTGGAAACATTATAAACTGACCATGAGTTAAGGCTATATCCCAGCTCTTTCCTTGTCTTCTATTATCATCATAATAAATTCTAATCATTACATCTGCTGCGTTAATTCCATATAAACAAACAAAGTCAGGAGAATTTTTTAAATCATTAAGATCTGTTTCTCGTAAAGGATTACTTTTTTCATCAGGAAGATACATAGTTCCCCAAGTTTTTTGGTTAACTAGTTTTAAATTATATTTTACACGTAAGTGTTCTATAATATATTTATTTAATCTATCCCAAGTTTTATAAAAAGGAATTTTCTCTCCTGTATAGGTGCTTTCAAAAATAGCTTTTGACATTTCAAAAGGATCTATTTCATAGCCCACAGGCATTTTAATATCGCCTAAATATATTGCTTGTTCACTTAATACTTTCTTTTGCATACCTATATATATGTTTTAGAAACTTATATATTATGCTTGTAAATCTGTCAACACCCAACCGTTTGTATTATCCGCTTGGTAAGCATCTTCGTCCCAAACATATTCCCAAAAATGAATAAAAGCTAAATTTTGTGATTGTTGTTCTGAAGTTATTTGAGGTTGTTCTATAGGAGCTACCCATGAAGCACTAGATATATCTTTTGTCCAAGATGCATGTGGTTGTGGTTGCCAAAATATTTCATTTTCAGAATCCCAAGTATAACCTATACCTGCGTAGTTTCCTCTAAAAGGTGTTCCACCTAATTGATGTGTATTAGCTAGTGTGTTGTAAGAAGTTTGAATCCAAAGATGTTCTGGCCAACCATGAACTCTTTCTAAAAAAGCTTGTCCTTTTTCTTCTGAAGCAACATTACCGTTGTCAACAGCGTTGACTGATAAAACTATATTTTCTTCTGATATTTTTGCAAAGTGTGCCATAATTAATTTTGAAATTTATACCTTACTATTACTATTCCACTACCACCGCCTGCTCCGGGACCTGAAGGAAGCCCTCTGGCTCCTCCGCCACCGCCTGTGTTAGTTGTTCCTGCTGTTCCTGCTACAGGAGAGTTATTTCTATTACCGCCTCGGCCTCCGCCTCCGGGTCCACCATTTCCGCCTGGATCTCCAGTTTGGTCTGAACCACCGCCGCCACCTCCGGAAAGTGTTTCCGGTGAATTTGAAATATTTGTTGTTGCTCCTGTACCTCCGGTTTTAGATGATCCTGGAGCACTTGTTGCTCCGCCACCACCAGCTCCTGTATTGAAAGGTCCTACTCCACCATTCTGCCCTTGAGGGGGGTTTGTTGGAGGTGTGTTACCTGCACCTGGGTTATTATTTAATCTTCCTGCTCCGCCGCCTGAACCTCCCGGTCCACCGCCACCAGAACATTCATTTCCACCACCGCCACCGGCTGATGTAATTGATTGAAAAACTGAACTCCCACCTTGAGTTTGAGCTGCTCCGCCAGCACCAACTGTTATTGGTATAGCTGCTACAGATACTTCTAAAGCTACTGCTGGTGATGCCCCTAAGGGAGAAACCGTATAAGAACCAGAGGCTGTTCCAGGGGATTCTCTATATCCTCCAGCTCCTCCTCCGCCGCCTGTTCCTCCTCCGCCACCGCCACCGCCGGCTACAACCATGTAGTCAACTGTGTTTGAACCTGAACCTGCTCCTTTAGAAGTTACGCAAAGATTTCCATCTCCTGTAAAAATGTGAATTTTATAATCTCCAGTTGTAACAGTAGAGTTACCACCTGTTGCTTCAACATAGGAAGGACCTGAAACTGCATTAGACCCAAAGCCTAAAACTTGATAACCAAAGTTTGCCATATTTTATATTCCTTATGCGTCGTTAGCCGCGTCAGTAGTGTAAAATAATTTGATACCAAGAACTCTAGATTCACCAGTAAAAGTATCACTACCGTCTGCAGCTTTTCTAAATAGTTGAAAGTAAGTTTGTTCACCTGCTGCAGGAGAACCCGCAACTGTCATCGCACTACTTTCAGCTGAAATTTGTTGATCTTCGACTGTTCCAATACCAGCATCTGTAACTTCTATTGCAGTTCCATAAGCAACGTCAATAGTATCACCATCTGCACATGCAACACCCTGTACACCAAATATACAGTTACCTGTATTTGTTGAACTAGGCGACCAATAAACTTGGTAAGTTAAAGTTCCTTCGTTCCATGATTTTGGCATAGCCACTGTAAATTGAGTATATTGTTGTGTACTTGCGTCAAAGTCAAATACTTTTAAATCTGGTCTTGTAGCTGTTGTTTCAACTAAAGCTCCATCTGCAGGGTTCGTTGTTGGTCCGTACATTGCTGCAGCGGGTATCCACATAGTTTCTTTTCCTGCAACTTTAATAGCTGATCCGCCAACTTGAGCTACACCTGAACCGTTAGGTGCAATGTTGATTGCTCCTGAGGCACCATCTGTAATTGTAATAGTACCTGAGTTAGTACCTGAATTTGTATCTAAAACTAAATCATTTGCACCACTTGAAGTAAGTGTTGCGGCTGCTGCTCCAGTACCAAAAATTGTTTCTCCAGTTCCTTTTGGTTTAATGTTTATACCAACATTAGTTTCACCTGTTGCTGAAAGAGTTGGTCCATTGCCTGTCGAAGCATTAGCTAAAGTAAATTCATTAACCGCTGAACCTGTAGCTGTTAAAAGTAATAATTCATTTCCGCTAGTATCTAAAATTGAAGTTCCAATTTTAGGTGCAGTTAAAGTTTTGTTTGTTAAAGTTTGTGTTCCAGTAAGAGTTACATCTCCAGTTGCTCCTACAGTCGCCTCATAAACTCCAGTGTTTGTTGCAACACCATCAAGATAAATAAGTTTGTATCCTTTGTCAGTTGTTGCAAAAGTAACTGTTGCTCCTGAACCAGATACTGCTTTTATTTGTACTGTTTGTGCACCCGATGTACTGTTTTTAATAATGTAAAAATTTTCTGTAAGAAGAGGAAAAGTTACAACTCTGCTTCCTGATATTGATCCTGTTAATTCTATAACTCTTTGTTGAGCAGTTCCTGTTAAAGCACCGTCTGCTATTGTTAAAGCAGTTGGTGTTCCTGAATCAGTTACAGCTTGAGAATTATACCCACCAGTTAATTGTTCAATTAAACTTAAATTTGCGTTAGTTTTTGTTCCCCAAGTACCAGCATTTTCGCCGGTTGCCATTAGCTCTAAGCCAAGATCTGTGAAAGTTGATGCCATAGTTTTTATCTCCTAATTAGATGTTATTTATATTACTTATATTCATAAAGTCAAACATTAGTTTGCTACTAATCTTGTGTAACCTGTACCATCTTTAGGTACTAATCTATTTAAATACTGTAAACCAACATTAGGATTTAATTCAGTTGTTGCTTGAACCCCTGTTAAACCAATTACATCCGCAGGTAAAATTGAACCTACTGCAGACGTTGCCTGTACACCGGTTAATGGTACCCCTATTGAAGCAACAAGTGAACCCACTGAAGATGTGGCCGATACTCCAGTTGGGAATACTCCTAACCCAATATCAATTGAACCCACTGAAGATGTAGCTGATACTCCGGTTAATGGGATTATTTCTTGTAGGCCTTCAGCAGCAGAGCCTACTGTAGAGGTTGTTGAAAGTCCTGTTAAAGTTAATGAAGCATCTATTGTAGGAGATAGTGTCCCAAATTGAGATAATAATAATCCTTGTCCAACTAATCCTATTGTTTGAGCAGCATTTACTAAAGCACCAACAGAAGCCGTAGAAGCTCCTGGTGAAGTTAAAATATGTGCTTCATTAATATTAAGAGATCCAACAGAAGACGTTGTTGAAACTCCTGTTAATGGAATAAAGTTTTCTACACCAGTCGAAAGTGAACCTACTGCAGAAGTTGCGTTGACTCCTGCTGGTGTTAAAACAGCTCCAGTAAAAACAATTAAACTATTAAGAGAAGTTGAAAGTGATTGTCCGGCTAAAGTTAGTGTAAGATCTGTTCGTGGAGCTAGTGCTCCTACTGCAGATGTAGTTGATAAACCTGTTAGTAAATGTGTTGAATTAATATTAACTGCACCAACAGATGATGTAGTTGATAAACCTGTTGGAGTTAATGAAAGACTACCTGTTGGAGCTAATGTTCCTATTGTAGAAGTTGTTGATAAACCTGTTAATCCTATTGAGTCTGCAGGTGAAAGTGATCCAACAGATGATGTTGTTGATAAACCTGTTAATGATACGTCAAGAGAGGATTCTCCCCAATTTTCAAAACCCCATGTATCGGAACCCCAACCTTCAAAATTTTCTATAGTAATTGAAAGTGAATTAGTAGATGATGTTGATTGTAAACCGGTTAAAAAAATAGTAGTAGAATTTTCTCCCCAGTTTTCAAGACCCCATGTATCTCCACCCCATCCTGATTCAGGAAATGCTTC